TTCCCTCTCACGCACAAAAACCAAGGTTCAAACGGGGGATTAACCCCGAAAATATGCAAACAAGCCGAAACCTACGCAGTTTCGGCTATTTTTCTCTCAAAAGGCAGGTGAAATCAGATGGCAAAGGACGGCACAAGAAGAGGCGGCAGACGAGTTCGTGCAGGTGATAAGCCGAAAGCCCTCTCCGACAAAATTGCAGAGGGCAAGGACGCAGAGATTATAGAATTTCATGCTCCGGAATTGGATGCAGCTGATCTGGACGATGCCGCTGATTTGACCGGTGCGGATATGCCAAGTCCCAGTGCATACTTGTCTGCCCAGCAGAAGAACGGAAAACCGCTGGGAGCAGACATTGTGTACAAAGAAACATGGCTCTGGCTGAAACAGCGTGGCTGTGAAAAGCACGTCAACAAACGGCTGCTGGAAAGCTATTCGCAGGCATTCGCCCGATTTGTACAGTGTGAAGAAGCCCTCAGTACCTATGGACTGCTGGGAAAGCACCCGACCACGGGCGGCGTTATTGCCTCCCCGTTTGTGCAGATGAGCCAGACATTTCAGAAACAGGCAAACTTGCTCTGGTATGAGATTTTCGATATTGTGAAACAAAACTGTACGACCAAATTTGACGGTACACCGCAGGATGATTTGATGGAACAGCTTCTGAGCAGCAGAAAGTGAGGCAGCATGAAAGCAGATACCCAGTTCTGGCGAGATCTGAAAGCCAATCGCCAGAAGATGACCAAACAGCAATACCGCACAATCAAGGGACAGGCGGTCAGCGGAAAAGTGCTGGATGCCAGAAAAGGCTTACAGAAAGTTTTGAAGCGGAGGAATGGAGCATGACCACAACCACAGAATTTCAGCTTGTTGACATCAACAAGTTAGTACCCTATGCCAATAACGCCAGAACGCACAACAAGGAACAGATCCTGAAACTTCGCTCTTCCCTTCGTGAGTTTGGATTCGTCAATCCGGTCATTATCGACCGGGAATACAATGTGCTGGCAGGACATGGACGCATCATGGCGGCAAAGGAAGAAGGTATTGCAGAAGTTCCTTGTGTGTATGCCGACCATCTGACCGAAGCACAGAAGAAAGCGTACATTCTTGCTGACAACCGGATGGCATTGGACGCAGGCTGGGACGAAGAACTGCTGTCCGTTGAAATGCAGGAACTACAGGAGCTCGGATTCGACCTTTCCATGACTGGATTTGATGAAAAGGAACTTGCGGACTTATTTGCATCAGATGAAGATGTAAAAGATGATGATTTTGATGTAGATAAGGCGGCAGAGTTTGAACCATTTGTTGAAAATGGTGACATCTGGCTTCTCGGCAGACACAGACTTCGCTGCGGAGATTCCACCAAACCTGATGAAGTTGCCTTGCTGATGGACGGTCAGAAAGCAAATGCCTGTATTACAGATCCTCCGTATAATTGTGCATATTCCGGCGGTACAGGTATGACAATTATGAATGACAAATGGTCTGACAGTGAGAAGTTCTATCAGTTCCTCTTGGATGCGTTCAAAAACGCATATACATCTCTCGCAGACGGCGGAGCATTTTACTGTTTCCATTCAGATGCAGAAAAATGTAATTTTTATAAAGCAACAGTTAATGCGGGATTCCACTATTCTACAACTTGTATCTGGGTAAAAGATACACTTGTTATCGGCAGAATGGATTTCCAAATGCGGCACGAACCAGTAATTTATGCTTTCAAGGATACTGCAAAGCACAAATTCTACGGTGACCGCAAGCAGACTACTGTATGGGAATTTGACAGGCCGAAAAAGTCAAAGCTACATCCTACAATGAAAACTCTTCCATTGATTGCATATCCGATTCGTATGTCATCACAGGAAAACGGAATCATTCTTGATCTTTTCGGCGGCAGCGGCTCTACACTCATTGCATCAGAACAGACCAACAGAATCTGTTACACACAAGAACTTGATCCCAAATATGCAACAGCAATCATCAGAAGATACATTGCTGCTGTTGGTTCAGCTGATGGCGTGTATGTTCTGCGCAACGGAGTAAAGTACCCGTGTTCAGAAGTACATGAGTTTTCAGCAGACGAACTGAATATTCAAGACAG